TAAAGCGGCAATACTCATTGAATTTGCTGATAGAAGATTCATGTTGCTTCTAGCATACATACTTGTATTTGCACTAGACTGAGTATTCAAAGAGTTTGCAGAATATATGTTTACATCTCCGCTTGTACTCTCTAGAGATATTGATTTGGCTTTTATCTTAAGATCTTCAGTAGCATTAATTTCTACTCTGCCACCAACATTAATAGCTACATCATTTAGACATGTAATGCTCATATTCCCACGAACATACAGATTATGACTTCCTTCAATATAGATCTGGTCATCGGCAACTACAACTAGATAATTATCACCGACAACCTTTACGACTCTTCTACCATCTGGAGCAATCTCTTGATAAGTTCCAGATTTATGAAAGTCTAAAAGTCTTTCATTTCCAGGAGTATCATCTACTTCTTTTATATGTCCAGATTCTGATTTGTATACATGTACATATGGATATTGGCCAGGAGATGACATTGGCGGTTCTATACCAGTTGGTTCCGTTACTATGTCAGTGGCTTGAGTACTAGATATACTTACAACAGCAGAAGGATTTTGTATTATAGTATCTGCTAATGTTGCAGATGAAGTATTAGATGTAATTGGTACTTTTATAGGATCTACTGCAGTAGATGTTATAACTCGATCTTTATTAACTACAGTTTGTTCTTCATATGATAAAGTCAAATCAGTAAGAGGAGAATCTCCAGTCAGAAGATTTCCAAATAATTTTTGGAAAATACTATCTATAATTCCTATAGTTCCATCTACAGAATTAAGAGCACCACTAACTTTAGCGTTAATTAATTTGCTTGTAGATAGAATGTTATTCTTAAGAAAATTTGATATACTTGCCATTATTTTATGTTTTTTCTATTGATACGTTTTTACCAGTAGATCTCAATGGAACAGACGTATTGGTAATAGACATAAGTGCTTGTTTAGCATAGTTAATTCTATTTGCTATCTTTAAATTTCTTTCATTTGGCTTATCATAATTATTTGCAAATATAATCACAGCTTCTTGTAAACCAGTGGCTGACTGTAATGCAGTTAACCCTGATTTCTTATCTCCATCGTTAAGTTGGTTTATAAGATAAGAAACATTATGTTGATTCGTAGCGGCAGTTTTAGTTACATCAACCTTGTATGTTGTTAACACATAATCTATAAAGTTATCTAAGTCATTTGCACCGGAAATAGCATTTTCCCATTGGCCCCAGCCATATCCTTTTCCAATAGTTTTACGGGCCCAACACGGACCATATGTATTACCTTCTCTAAGACTAGGCTGAGCACCGTTTGATAGATAGCCCATAGTTCCAAGAATAGCCGCAGCTTGAATTTCAGTTATATTTAGCTTTGCAATTAGCTCATATCCATATATTGAAGCAATTACTGGAAATGACATTATAGCACTCCCTTTTCATATAATGTTGCTTCGGCATCTCTTCTACGAGTAAGACCCTTTTTAAATTTTTCTGGATCTTTTTTAACTGTAGTAATACCTTTGGTTCGAATTATATTTGCTGCACCAGCATTATCTCCAGCCAATATTGCAACTCTCAATCCTTGTGTTGCTAATCTTTTCATTTCACCAGCACCACAATTATATGTATATGAGATTAAAGCGGACTTTTGATTTGCATTTAACTTAGCCCAACAATCATTTCCTATACCGTTTACTGCACTTGGAACATATGATTTTTGTAAATCAGATTGTAACAAAGCATTTGCTTGTATTTTACTAATAGATGCTCCAGTTCCATCTCCAGAAATGGCAATTTTGTCGTTTCCAGCAAGAATATATCCACGCTTTTTATCTACAGAATTAATTGCGTGACCATATCCAACGGTGATTACCCCATCACCAATATTTTTTGCAGTTCCAATAAATCCTTCAAATTTAACAAGGAATTTTGCTGTTATTTCTATAGCTGTTCCGGCTGCTAATTCAGCAAGTGCATTTTGTGCTTCTGTTGCAGCATTTTCTACAGTTTCTTTTATATTATCAAGAGCATTTAGAACATTGTGTCCAAGAGTATTTGATATAGATCCTAGTACCATAGGTATTTGTGCATCTTCACCATCGGCAAAGAATCCAAATACATAAGATCCTTCCATTAATCCTGTAGCAGATGCACCAACTCCAAATATTCCAGCTGATGTAACTGGCATAATAGGGGTTGCCCACGGAAGATGATCATTTGGAACAAGATTTTCATCGTCTGGATGAATTCCAAATACTCGTACACGTACACGGCCTAGAGAAAGAGTATCACCTTCTCTATCTACAACTTTACCAAAGAACCAGTAAAACCCGTCTCTTCCCATAAAGTGTTTTTCATGTTGTTTATTCATAATAATTATTGTCCAGCATTAGTTATAGAATCTAATTTTACATCAAATGGATATAAAGCAGCTGGTAGAAGCTGGCCATCATCAGTATCTGTAGCAATAGCAGGTACAGAAAATCCATTTTTATATAAGTCAAACGTAGTATGATAACTTTCCGGCGTAAATTTATGATGTATTGATGCTACAAGAAAGTATCCAGATAGATATTTATCATTAGGCGGGTCAGTAGTAGAGCCTTGAATTTCTGGCAATTCTAGTGTAATCACATCTCCTGCTCCAATAGCAGTATCTCCATATGTATCTACTGTATACATGTTTTGAGCAAGTCTTGTCATATATGAACTTCTATTGACATATATGTCGTTTAGATAAGTTGGTTCTTTTGTATTATCATTTGGGATAAGAAATGTTTTTGTGTGCTTTCCAGGGGCTGGTGCATCTTTATTAAAATTAAATATTCCAAAAAACTTTTTAGGTGGACTAGAAGGTTCTTGAGTTACATTTTTAATAAAATCTAAAGAATTTTCTGGATATACATTATTTGATGGAGGTTCTACATTTGGATTTCCAAGTGCATTAAAGTCTTTGTATTTATCTAGAAACTTATATACACTAGTATCTATAGTTCTATCAGTTAGATCAAAAACTATAATCTCACTTTCAAAATAGCCATTCTTAATTTTTTCAATAGTATCAAATTTATGTTTTTGTTTTATATTCATTACTGTTTTATAAGAGTTGGCTGGTTTTAGATTAGATGGTGTTACTTCTTCACCAGCTGATGGATTTCGATGATAATATGTGTATGCATCAACATTTTTAGTTCTATTTTGTCTTCCAGCTTGAATAAGATATTCTATATCGCAAAAATTAAATCCATTTTTATTTTCAAAAAATAGATACGTTCCAGATATAAATAATTTTTCAGCCATAGACCTTCTTGCAAACAAATTTAAAGTCTCTAATGGACTTAAGTTTGGCACAACAATTTGTTGCGAACCTTTAGTAGGTTGTATGCGATATATTTTCTTTTGTTTGCCGCCGACTATAAAATCATTAACTTTTAAATAGTTTTCTAAAACATCTTTTACCATGTCACTTATGGGTTTATCTTTCCAGCTCTTTTGAATTAATGTTGTTGCATCAATTAAATGTTCTTCTGAACAAAACTGTAAGATATAATTTCGGACTTTTAAATTTTTATCAAAAGAAATATTCTTGATTGCGTATACAGCAAATCGTCTAAATACATCATCTTGTCCAGCAACAGAATATGTAACTTCAATATATTCTTCTCCGACAATAGGAAACCCTATACTATTTCCTAATTGTGGATCACCATTTAGTAGATTAGTAGCGTCTTTAATGGTAATATCACCATAAAGAGTAGGTGAAAATATATCTTCATAGATAGAAAAATCAATAACTTGTCTAGTAATATCTACAGATATACTGCTATCTACATTCTTTAAAACTGCTTGAAAAGTTTTAAGAGAACCAAGACCACCGTATTGATTTTGTGCAGTATCATTATCAGCCATTCATAACATCTCTTAATTGTCTATCTATAGATGTTATAAAAGAATTGTCTAATAGACTTATATTTCTTTTATTTTCGTTTTGCTCAGATTCATCTGTATAAGTGTCTATTTGTTTCCATATAGCAGGATCTGGATTAGTAATTGCACTAATTTTTATATCATCGTCTATAGTTACTTTAGTCCAAGAATAACCATCTGTAGTTGGATTATATAGAGATGCTAAAATAAATGTATTGGTTGTATTGTTTACATAATAATCTATAGCAATCTTTTTATAATAAGCAGTGGTGCTTTTGGCTAAAGCCAAACTTCCATATTTGTCAATGATAAACTTTTCAAATTCTACAGTATTTAGAGGCCATTCATAATATGGATCTATGATATTGTTTACCATATAAATTACCCACACATAATTAGCATCTCCATAATAGTCGTATGCAATAGCATCGGCTGTTTCACCGTCTTTTATAGTATATGGATAAAAATTATTAGCGTTTTGTCTAAAGCTCTTGATAATATTAGATCGTAAAGTAATGTTCTTGGCATTAGTTCCAGAATAATTTATAGAAGGAAATGCTGCAAAGTATTGGCTCATATTATTAACTTCCTATAAATTGAGTTTTATCATAATCATCAGCAGTAAGAATTGCCCGCTCTCTAAGTGATATAGATAAATCTACTATAACTGGTTTTTCACCTTTAAAAAATACTGGATATCCATCACCATCATATTTTACAGTAATAGAAAGTATAAAACATCCTAATTCACTAATCTTAATTAAATTTGTTGGAAAAAAAGATAACATTACTATAGCAGGATAAGAAAGAGTAAAACCAGCACCAACTATTTTTCTTGGTAAAGCATTTAGTTTTAAAGTATTAATAATATTTTCTATTTCTAGGCTTTCTTGTATAGATTTTGCTATTAATCTCCAGGTAAAATTATGATTTCTAAGGTCAACACCATTAAATGTTAATGACATATTAGGATTGGTTGCTACACCTAATCCTTGATTAGTTGCATTTTGTGCTTGTGCACCTAAACCAGGTGATATTGCATCACCAGCAATGCCAGCAGCAGTTGTTAGTGCATTTCTGCCATACTCAAGTGCCGCTCCTGCAATCTTTGATGCTAAGTTTTTACCTGGAGACAGCAATCCACCTATAGCAGCACCAAGTGGAACATCCTCATATTGTAAAGAAATGTTATCTTCTAAGCCAGATGCTGGCAAAGGCAGAAATATACTAGTAAAATTTATAAGTTGCGGAGGGTCTTTTGGATTTCCTCTTTTATATTCAGTTAAAGTTATCATTGTTGATTGGTTTTCAATACTACCATCTCTTGGAAAACGCAGCGGTGTGCTCTGCGTTTTCTTTCTAGCATCATCAATTTTGTTCTCTGCGTTGGGCATCTTAATTCCAAGTGATAAATACTTCTGGTCAATTATTTATAGTGATTTCATGGCATACAAAGGTCCATTCAAACCAAAGAACCCAAAGAAATATAAAGGCGATCCTACCAACATTATTTACAGGAGTCGGTGGGAATCATTTTTTATGTCAAAATTGGATCTTAATGATAGTGTCATTTCTTGGGCATCAGAAGAAATTGTAATTCCTTATAAATCACCTTTAGATGGAAGAATTCATCGATATTTTCCAGACTTTTATGTAAAATCAAAGAATCCTGATGGAACACTATCTGAGATGATTATAGAAATCAAGCCGCTCAAAGAAACTCAAGAGCCAAAACAAAACAAAAATAAGAATCGCTATCTTACAGAAGTCAAAACTTATATTATAAATATATCAAAATGGGACTATGCTCGCGCTTATTGTGCAAATAAGGGTTGGGAATTTATAATTGTTACAGAAAAAGATCTAGGACTTAATTTTTAATGGCCATTGCTAATCTTTCTACATCTCCAAACAAAT